TCCTGTGCAAGAGCAGCCATGATTTCTGCTTCGATGTCAATGCCCTGTTGAGCCTGTGCATCCTGAGCAGCTTCAAAGGTCCAGCGAGCTGATAGCTTACGCGACTTAGCTTCAACTGGTGCCTTCAAGATCTGAATGCTCATCTTGCGACCTGGAGTACCTTCAAGCGCAGCAGTGCTGTTTGCCTTAGGGTTGCTGTCCTGGTCGTTACCTGAGTAAGCAGCAGCAATCTTGAATGGGCTTAGTGCTTCTTCACCAGCAACTACGTTGTTTCCGTTATCTGCATAACGAACACGTAGAGTGTGGATCTGTGCAACTGGGCCAGTCATTGGCTGAACACCAACGATTTCGTTAGCGATAACAGTTGGCATAACACGTCGGATAACTGGTAGAATGACGCGGTTTAGTGTTGCGATGTTACCTGCAGAAGTTGCGCCCGAGGTTGCACTTTCAGCTAAGTAACGGCGTGTGTTTTCTAAGCACACATTCATGCTTGCGCGGCGAGTCCCTTGGAGGCCTTCAAGCAGAGCTTCTTTGGTTTCTGACCATCTTTCGTTCAGAAGTTGTGACATTTTTTCTTTCTCCTTGAATTATTTTAGACCCGCCAATTTGCGGATATCTAATATGTTGTCTAAGCCTACCTCAGACTTTCTTACTTCGCGATCACCTGTTACTTCAGCTGCTTCTGTTAAAACAGCAGAAGCTTTAGGTTTTCTGGTGGCGCCTTCCATGACTGCGGGTAGGTATTTGTCGAATGCATTGGCTAAACGCTTAGTTTCTACTGATTCTAATAGTTCACGCATAATGCCTTTTTTATCAGCACTTAAAGGTGCTAATAGTTCGCCCATTACATTAGCACGTTCCATCAGATCCTTTTGGATACGTAGTTCACGATCCTTAGATTCTGCTAGCTTTAGTGCTGCTGCTTGAGCTTTGTTTGCTTCAGCAATTTCATTTTCCTTCTTATCGACAATCTTTAACAGACGTGCTGTTGCTGAATGTTCGTTAAGATGTGAATGCTGATACTCTTGTGCAAAAGCTTCAAAAATACGACGACCAAAACTGTTAGTTCTAGCAGAATCGATGTCTTCACGTAGCTGATGAATTTCAGTACGTAGAGTCTTTTCTACAGTTTCTTGTACAGTCTTAGAAGCACGCTTAATGAATTGAGTCTTTACTTCGTCGAATTTTTCCTTAGCGCCAGCAACTAGCTTAACCTTAGTTTCAGCTAGATCCTTCTTATCTTCGGCAAATTCTGAAATTTCTCTAGCAAGTGCGTTTACAACGAACTGCTCGAGTTTCTGGAAGTTTTCGGCGACCTTAACGCGATCGCTCTTAAATTCCATAAGTTCATTGGCCAACTGCTGTGCAACAAATGATTCCATGACTTTTACATCGCTGGTCATTTTTTGAACGTACTTTGCACGGGTTTCCGCTAATGCACGTCTGTCTTCAGCAAGTTCGGCCATTTCTGCGGCCAATCTTTCGCTAATCATTGCTTCGACCGACTCAACAATATGCTTCTTATCGTGTGCATATTTTTGAGCAAACTCTTCGCGTAGAGTAGCTGTGACTTGGTCGCGATTCTCTTGAATTTTTGCATCAAATGCTTCCTGTACGGCAGAGCTTACTTGCTCTGACATCATTCCACTTTCGACTAGTTGTTTGAATGCGTCCAACATCTATTTCTCCTCGGGCTTAATTTAGACCTTTAATAATCTTCAAGAGTGACTCTTGAAGATATTTCTGGGCCTTTGGATCTTCTTTTACTTCTTGCGCTACTCGCCAAGCAGTGTAACCACCCTTATTATTCATAAGATGTTCGTATACTGGTGTTGGATAAGCGCCCGGAGCACTTGGTTGAGCAACGATGTCAACTGTAATAATTTCAAAATCGGAAACATGGCCAGTACCTTCGTTAACGTTGCCGCTACCTCTGGAACTTACACCGAGTTTAACACCCGATTCGAGCATAGTTTTAATCAAGTTGCCCATAGGAGTTGGCAAAATTTTCATCTTGCCATATCCGTTAGGACCGTCCATCCACATATCAGTGATCATGTGTGATACACGGTCTAAATTTACTTTTAAGTCATCTGGATGATCAACTTCTCCGAGAACACTATAACCGTTTTGAATTTGGTCATTTAAAGTTTTAACAGCATTTGTAATTTCATTAACTGGATACACACGCTGATTAGCATTGCGGATCCCGCCTTGAATGCAAATTCCTTTTAGCCAAAGGTTCTTTCCATTCTCGCCGTCGTTTTCTAAAATAACGCGAGCTTGATCAAAACTTAAATGTTCTCGTAAGTAAGTTGACATCTAAATTTCCTATTAACGACCGGATTCAATGCTCTTGGTGTTTGTTGCACCAGTTACATTATCCTTGCCAGTGCCGGCACCGACTGGATGACCTTCGCCCTTAGCTGGCTTCTTAGCTGCACTAAACATGCCCTTGGCCTTTTGACCTGACTTTTCAGTGTTTAGGAAGTTACCTGCGTGCGGAATGTCTTGGCCCTGCTTTAGAACGCCGCCGATCTTACCCTTTGGAGTAGTACCGTCTTGGTCTTCGCCCTTTGCAGCCTGTGCAATGTTCTTAGCATTTGCACCGCTTGTTGGCTTGCCTGAACCGGAACTAATTGGGCTCTTGCCTTCCTTTGGAGCAGCTTCAGTTTCGCCAGTGCGTGCACCAACTAAACCACCGTCCATAGTAGCAGTTACCTTTTCGATATATTCGCGCATTGTTTCGCCCTGAGACTTACGAGCTTCAAAAGCCATCATGCTTTCATCTTCTTCGTCTTCGTCACCAAAAGCATCGCCTTCTTCTTCTTCGTCGCCGAATTCGTCATCGCCGTTAACGTCTGGTCCGCCAATGTCATGGATACCTGGGTGATCGTGTTCTTCAGCTTCTTCGCCGGCCATTAGCTTTTCGAATTCTGCCTTGAGTTCGTCAAGTGCGTTTTCTAGATCGTGAATGTCGCCCTTTGTAGCTGCTTCATCTTCGTCGCCGCCAAAGTCGTCGTCGCCCATTGCGTCATCACCGAAGTCGTCGTCGCCCATTGCGTCATCGTCTTCAACGTCGTCTACAAAATCGTCTGTCTGGTCTTGAACAGGAAATTCTTCTTCCTCTTCACCGAACATCGATTCTTCCATGGATTCATCTTCTTCCTCTTCGGAAGCTTCTTCCATGCATTCATCTTCTTCTTCATCAGCTTCTTCAGCAATGATGTTTTCATAAATATCGCGGGACATTTCGACAACGATTTCGTGGAACAGAGCGTCTGCTGACTCACGGTCTTCGTTTACGAGTAAGTCCAGTAATTGTTCAAACTTGCTAGACATAGTTTTTCTCCTTTAGTGGGGGTGGTATGGCTGTCAAGTATATTTACAGCCGTATTCAATAAAATATAGGAAATATGCCAAAAACAATCGTTTTTGACAAAAATAGGAATATTTCATCAATTTCTGGTATTTATTAAAATTTTTTAAAGTCCTGGACCAGGTTGTGCTTCAGCAGGCGGATTGGCATACATTGCACGCACAAGAGCCAAATCTTCTAACTTTTCTTGATCATGGGATTCTGCTGCGAGACGTAATTGATTAATTAATCTCAAAGTAAGTCTAGTCTTCCTAGTACGGTTGACGTCTAAAATGCTCTTGTCATTTCTCGGGTCATACCGACGATCATCTTTCTGATCCTCGTCCTCATCATTAAAATAAACAAATTCGCGTAACAACATATTATTATTTACCAAATTTTTACATCTGGCTGCCGCCAGGTCCTGCATTAGGTGCTCCGCTGCTTGCAGGTGGTGCAGTACCCATTCCTGGTTCGCCTGCTCCCATATCTGCGTCCATGCCTTCTGGAGGTATACCAGCAGCGTCAATTGCTCCTAGATCAGCAGCAGCACCACCGGCAGTAATACCGCCTGCGCGCATTTCAGCTGCGGCATTCATAGGATTATTCATATTTTCAATATTTTCTTCCTGCCACTTAGTTTGATTTTCTGCAATTTCTTCTTCGCTAAGACCTAAGAATCTCTTTAGTGCAAATCTTTTGCTTATAAAAGGAATCTGTACCATAGTTTGGAAAGTACCAACACGAGCAGTATCCATTTCAGCCTGACGATAAGCAGCAAAATTTTGAGGAGGATTAAATTTAATGTCAAACAACATCGGATCAACATTGACACCGCGATCATGCAAGAACAATTTAAACTCAGTATTAAAACTGTCATTTAAAAGACTTTGTAGTCGTTCACAATATTTGTTGAATCGCAGTTCTTGAATATAAGCAGTACCAACGCGCCCGTCGTTAAAACTTGATCCACCGTCGTCTGGACCGGTAGGCAAATAACTGCTAGGAATACGCAATGCTCTAAACAGTTTATTAGTGAAGTAACGAAGGTCGTCAATTTCACCTAGGTTAGTACCACCTGGTAGAATTTCAACCTTTGAACCTCGACCTTCGCTGTTGTGTATAAACACACCAGCAGTTAATGCAAAATTATGGGAATTACTTTTTGATTCGATAGTAATATCCCCAGTATCTTCTAATTCCTCTAACCAAGTTACTGAAACAACTTTATGATTTACAGCATAAGTCTTTTTAAAATCGTTCCATCCATTATATCCCATAAATTGAGCCATCTTTACAAGTGTAGTATCAGTTGGTAAAATTTTATTAGGACGATTTTTATCTCTTAGGAGATTAGGATTTGCTATTCTAAATTCATTTTGAAATATATCATCGTCACGAAGAACTTTAGTAAGTTTAGTAATACTATCATATCCTTCATTATATAAATCAACTAATCTTGCGGCCATTTCGTCACTGTATATTATTGTTTTATTTACAGATACAATTTTTCTAGTGTCGGATAATGATTTTCTAACGCGATCGGCACTACCTTTATTGGTCCATGTTGCAGCGCCATTTTTCTTTCCACGAGTCATAAACATCTGCTTATCTTCAGCAGTTGCATTCGCGTGATAATTCCTTGTACCTTCGATAATTTTTGCTCGTTTAATAGGATCGTTCCATGCATTAGTTAAATGATATGTTCCTAATTTTTTATGAAGATCTCTATGGTCGTGTGTATTCATCTCAACTAAATTAGTAGGATCATTATTTCTACTATTGAGATCGATATGGTGAATTTCTGTGTCTTTACCAGGTCTTGATTTTGGACATACCATAGTATGTACCCATTTTTTCTTTCCAGTAGCATTGCAAGTATACTTCAAATACTTTCCAGCACCTTGGTGTTTCCCTGTAGTTGCATCATGAAGATATAATGGCATTAAACTATCTTGTTCTTTTAGATGTTGTGCTTCTACTTCAGATCCATCACGCATAATAAATCTGTGGTCCGGAGTGACTTTAATCTTTTCTCCGTTATCAAGCAATACTTCAACTAATTGTGTATTAAGACGTGTCTTTCCTGCCCACACAATTTTACCTGGTTCAATTTCATGAGTTTCTTGATTTACCGTATATGCGTAGTTGACTTTACCAGATTCATATTCTTTAATAATATCAATAAGAGATAAATCGCGACCATCTAGTAATTTAATTTTTTCATCTAGTGCGAGACAAGTTTGGGGGAAGAAGTAGTCTTCATTGATTGACAGCGGATTATACGAAGCATCAATAACGCTAGTGCCGCCACCTGTTAAGCTAGGAATACGACGCTGATTAACTTCATTTTTAACACGTTCAACAAATCCCATAGCTAAGTGGCTTGGCATGTTACCGACGTCAATATAAAATACGCGACGTTCAGGAGCACGTTGCACACGATAAATGATGATGGCATCTTCAAGCAATTCTTTTTGCTTGTAAACTTTGAAAATGCTTTCCATTAAACTGTTACCAAAAGGAAAATTATTATCTAATCCTTCACTTAATGAAATGTGAATTACGTGGTTAGCATCAATGGCATATTGATTTTGATTAATCTGAAAACGGCCGCCTGCATTCTGCGGTGCTCCGCCTACCATGCCGCGCTGTTGTGCGCCAGCAACCATGTAATTGCTACCTTGACCGGTGCCATTCATGTTGCTAGGATTAATCTGAGTAACAGTTAGATTCTGTAAATTAATGTTTAAATCACGAATAACATATTGTTCTGGTACTTTACCGTCGGATTCATTGACAATAATTTTATCTACCTTAGCAGGATCAATATACATCCATGCCTGTGTTTCGGGATCACGAACGAAGAAAGCATCTCCGTATTTGAAGGTATTACGAACAATCTTAAAGATTCTAGTATAAAACTTGTTAAGTTTAGTCCACTGTTGCAAATACTTACGCAGCACTTTGATTTCTGTTTGAGTAGCTTCTTCTTTAAAGAATAATTCAAACGGAGTACCATTGCTATCATTCATTTGAGTGCAGAATTCTGCAAGAATATCTAGCGCAGCATTAACTTCACTGTCGCTGTCCATAGTATCATATTGCTGATAACGTTCTAGTCTGTTCGGGTGGCCGCTATACACATCAGGCAAATAGCTTGAATAGTTAGTACGACTAGGATTCGCACGGTTACCGACACTGCCTACAGGGCTTGTACTTCCATCATTTAAAACGGGAGTAAAATATTTACGCCATCCTGCCATTTAATTAATTTCCTTATCTTTTGAATAAATTTCCGCCCGAAGCAAGAATAGTAGCAGTTTTCTTAGTGTTATCTGCTGTATCTGCCATTGATCGTTGTAGCATTCTAATACTGTTATTTAATGTTTCGATCTCTGCTCGCAACATTTCAACCGGATCA